TTTTTTGATTTTTATAAAATCTTGAATAATGTCTTTCTTCTTTTTCTAAAGTATTTAATGATGTTTTTACAATATCTCCAAACATATCTGAGTAGTAAATATTTTGAACTTTATATCCCTTTTTAGGCGGCAAATTTATCATTGTTTCTATACAGTTACTACATGGCTTACTAGATTGAATTTTATTTTTTGTTGATAATCTTATTACAAGAATATTTATATTTTCAAGTTTTTTTCTAGGTTTTAATGAAATCAGTTTGGAAATAGCATCACATTCAGCATGTACGCCTGGAGTATTTCCATATATATCCCCCATTTGATTCGTACCAAAACTAAGAATTCTAGCCTTTTTTAGATTTCCCTTTCCCTTGTAAAACACATGATACGTGGTTGTAATTTCCGCAGAGACACGACGATACAGTAGACTTACCACTCTCATATAAGTCAATGTCTGAGTTAGACGGCAAACAGAAACGCTTAATAAACATAGTGTCGAGCAAAGTATTCATCTTAAATATTTTATAAATATAATTATTATCTCTTTAAATGTTTCAATTTTATTTTAAATCAAAAATAGTTCTTTAAATTTATTTAAAATATGTTTTATCGCTATTATTAATTAAATAAATTTCATATATTTATTTTAAAGACAATGCCTAGTTTTAAACCAAAGTCTAACAAAAAAATAAAATTTAACAAAAAAACGTCTATAACTCTTGATACAAAGCATAAGGAGTTTCTAAATGAATTCACTAAGGATGAAAACGGTACGATTCCTGATTTTAAAATTGAACGTAAAGAATTAAGACAAAAAATTATTGATAGTTGTCATGAGTTAACAGTTGAACAAAAATTAGATATTGAAGATAAAATAAACGAACTTACTGAAAAGATCAGAGAGACAAAATTAAAGAAAAAGGAATACTTTCTTGATAACTCCAAATTTATATTTGAATATTTTGAAAATAAAAAAAGTATCTCTGATGGAAACTCGGTACAGGCTTCAACAAATAAAACAAAAATGATAAATACATTTTTTAAAATTAAACAAGATACTACAGATGAATTAAAACAACAACGAGATAACAATAATATCGTTATTAAATATTTAAGTAATATTGATGATTCTTTTCTTGATGTTAATTCATTTATTTGTCAAACAGATATTTGTCAAGTATGTCATAAAGGAGAATTAATACCGCTAGAAGATGAAGGAATCATGGTTTGTAATAGTTGTTCAAGAATTATTCCATATTTGATCGAAAATGAAAAACCTTCGTACAAAGAACCTCCAAAAGAAGTATGTTTTTATGCTTATAAAAGAATAAATCATTTTAAAGAAATATTAGCACAATTCCAAGGTAAAGAAACGACTCAAATACCTCCAGATGTTATTGAAAATATTAAACTTCAAATTAAAAAAGAGAGAATAGAATTAGCACAAATTACAAATATCAAAACAAAGGAAATCCTTAAAAAACTAGGCTATAATAAATACTATGAACATATACCATTTATTAAAGATAAATTGGGAATTAAACCTCCTATCATGTCTCCTGAATTAGAAGAAACATTATGTAATTTGTTTGTTGAATTACAATCACCGTACTCTAAGTTCTGTCCTGATGATAGAGTTAATTTTTTGAATTATTATTATACAGCTTACAAACTTTGCGAGCTTCTCGGAGAAGAAAAGTATCTTTCATTATTTCCTTTATTAAAAGATAGAGAGAAAAGAATAGAACAAGACGACATTTGGAAAAAAATTTGTGAAGAACTAGATTGGGAATTTATACCTACTATTTAGATATTAACAAAATAAATTCTTAGCATATTCCATTCTGATTATAAGGTAAAATAACCAATAATTTTATAGCATAAAATAACATTAATGAATTTATTGACCAGCACCATAATGAACCAAACGAACCGTCTTTTTGATAAGAATACAATGAAATTATTAATAACCCCACTGTATAAGCCAAAGCTAAATAATATTTATTATAAAATATACTAAAAAACAAGAAAAATAACCAAATCATTAATAAAATTCTTTTATTTCCACTTACATCAACCCAGTTCCATTTTAAATGTCCATTTTTTGATACAACAGTTAAAAAGTCTTTATTAATAAATTCGTAAATAAAATAAGAAAACGCAGGTATAATATAGAGAGCTAACATTTTATTTCGTAGATTTATGTCTTTTAATAAGGTTAATGAAGCAACCGGTTGTAATAGTAACAACAATGTACCTAATTTTGAAAATAATTTATTTAAGTCTTTATTATTTAAATTTCTCCAAAGGAAAAATTCAATTAGTTGCATTGTAAAAAATGACATTAGAAAGAAATACGCATATACACTATTTAATTCATCAAGCTTATAAGGTGAATATTTATTGTTGTATACAATTAATACTAATACAAAAGCACTAAAAAGAAATGTATTTAAAGAAACATATTGATTCCAACACATAAATTATAATTTTATTTTAATTATTATTTATGTAAATATTAATTTGTAGGTCTGTAAGGAAATAACGTTAATTCTCTAGTATTGTAAATAGAGAAATTGGGTTCATAATTATTAGCACCTACACCATTTCCATAACATATACCTCCTCTTTGTTTGCGACTTTTGCGACCATATTTGCGACCTTTTCTTGTTTTTATAGCTTTGCCATAGGCTCGCGATGCTTTGCCATAGGCTCGCGATGCTTTGCCATAGGCTCGCGATGCTTTGCGTTTTCTTCCACCAAAAGAATCTTCCTTTGTAGTATTTATTGAATCATTATTAGAGTTTTCTAAATCAGACAAATGTAATGAACCATTATCTAGAGAATTATTTACAAAATTGTTGTTATCATCATTGGAAATATTTTCTTGTGTCGTATTCATTGAATCATTATATGAATTATCTAAATTTTGATCAATATCTAAATTATGTTCATCATCAGACACATTTGAAATACCTGATACGTCAAGTTGATTCATTTCCTCGTTTGCTTCATTTACACTTTGAATTAATTCTTGAGGTGTAAAAGGCACGCCAGTAGCAGGATTTACTTCATTTAAACTCATTTGGATAATATTTAATCCAACCCCTGTATTTGAGAGAACTTGAATATCATCCTGTGAAAAGCCTAAATCTGATAACTGTTCATTCTCTTCTGGTGTAAAGTCTCCACCAACCATTTTTCCATAGACTCCTCCGGCTTTGTTAGTTTTTTTTCTAAAAGACTTGCGTTTTGGTCTTCTCAACTTTTTACGCGACTGTTTTACCATAATATATTATAATTAGATTAAATATATTATGTTAGTTTATTGATTTAAAATCCACCAGGGAATTTAACCAAGTTAGCACCAATACCAAAGCCAGCACCAGAGCGAGCAGTAGCACCCATGGAAGGAATGTAGGTATCAAGAATGCTAAAGGTTGCCGCAGCAGTTAAAGCAATCAAGATAATTTCCTCAATGTTCAAAGAACGTTTAGGAATAGCATAAGCAGCAATAGCTACCATTAAACCTTCAACAAGGTACTTAATGATTCTCTTAACAAGTTCGCCAACGTTAATAAGTCCGTTCATTTATATTAAATAATAAGAAAAAAATATATATTGCGCTAAAAAACTTAAAAATAAATACTTATTCTATTTAAAATGAATCATTCTAAAGAAAAGAATTCGAAAAAATCTGGGTTTGAGAAAAAACAGGTTAATGGAAAAATTAACCCTAAATATGTTGACTTATTGGAGGAAGATAAGCCTATTGCCGGACAAAAATTTGTTTGTGTTTCATTTTGTTCTCCAGATAAAATTCTAAAGGAAAAACAAATATTCTTTTTTGAAGAATTCCTAAAGAAGTGGGACTTTAACAAATCAATGGAAAAATTTGTTCAGTTCCTTAATTTTATTTCATATAAATATAATATTTCATTCGATGATGTATCAAATGATTTTAAGGATTTCGTAAAAGAAGAAAGAGATTCGCTTGTTAAATCTAGCATGGATGATGAGTTCAAAACTTATATTGATAATAATGAAGAAGACCTTCAGAAACAGTTTGATGTTGCACATAACTTCCAAACCAATACCAGGGGCTTAAAAATTCGAGGTTCTTATCCTACTCAAGAAGAAGCCGAATTGAGATGTAAAATGTTAAGAGAAATTGATCCGAATCATGACGTTTATGTAGGTCCTATTGGTATGTGGATGCCTTGGGATCCTGAAGCTTATAAGACTGGACGTGTTGAGTATATGGAAGAAGAACTCAATCAATTGATGAGCGAGAAGAATAAGAACGAATCTAATGCTAAGACCGCTTTTGAACAACGTGTCAAGGAATCTAAACAAAAGGCAATTGACGAGAATATTAAGAATGCCGAGAAATCTGGTAATACATTAACTCAATCAATTGATGAAGAAGGTAATCTAATTGGCGTTAACAATATTAACACTCAAGAATTAGCGTTTAAGGAACAAGAAAATATTTCTACTGCTGACATTTGTATGGAATTATTCGAAGGTGAGAATATTGTTGTTGGTAAGACTGACAATGGACAAAGTCAATTAATTAGCGGACCTTTTGCTAATAAAGATTCAATGGAACAAGTGGATTAAATATACTTTTCTTGCGAAGCTGTAAAAAAGTATAGCAAAATTTGAAGCAAATATATAAATTTTAAAAATATAATAATTACTTAAAAATATAAAAATAATATAACTATTATGAAAATTTGTTATATTATTTCTACATGCGATAAATATTTAGATACGAGAGTTAAGTACCAAATGGAAACAATGCTTAATAATGTTAATAAGGATGATATATATTATTTAACATCTAAGCCTGATATCGAAAATAGACAGTTTGGATGGTATTGTATGGATGATGAAAAAAACATTACTTGGAAATATATTCATTTTATTTTTAATATGAATATCAAAGAGTATGACTGGTATATATTTATTGATGATGATACATTTGTTTATGAAAAAAGACTTCTAAATTTACTAACAAAATATAATTCGAATGAAAATTATTACATTGGTCATGAGTTGGACCATATTAAAAATGATTTTTGTTTATATATGTCTGGTGGTGCTGGTTATGCTATATCAAATAGTTTATATAAGTTAATTTACAATCACGTTAGAAATACAGGTATAAATAACTCTTATGAACATTGGTGTGATGATTTATGTATTGGATTATGGATTAATAAACTTAAAAAAGAGCACCAAATAAATCAAATACATAACAAACTATTTTATATTGGATTACATAATAATGATTCTGAATTACAAAGTGCGATTACTATTCATAAAGTTATCACAAAAGAACAATATGATTTTTATTCATGTACAGTAGAAAATGACGCTTTATTAGAAAAAGTAATTAAAGATGATAATGATACAGTTTTCTCATTGATAACCGATTTAAATTATTTCAATAAAGCTAAAAGAACCATAATTGATTTAAGAAGTAAAGGTAATTGGAATAGGGATATAGTTTTGGTAACAATTGACTTTGATTTAAATGCTAATTTTAAAGAGTTTTATAATATTACTGAGAAAAAATTCCCACAAATAGATAAAACGCAATTACTTTTGAAAATAGGACAATCAGGATTTGTTGACACAACAGACAAGAGAGAAGTAAATAAATTGTTACAGTGGGAAAAATTACACATATTTGATGATTATTTTTCAAAATGGTCGCGTGTTGTATTTTTAGATGCTGGGTTGCGTGTATTAGACGATGTTAAATATCTTCTAGAGATTGATTATAAAAATAAAATTTTGGCACCAAAAGATGGTAAACTTTATGATGACCAATCATTCAATTGTCAACTAAGTTATGATAAACCTGAGCTAATTGACTCCTTAAAATCTGAATTTGGTGAGAAAATTTTAAATTCAAATTATATGCTTAATTGTATGTGGATTTATGATACAAATATTCTTAAACTGTGTGATAAAAATCAACTGATTGAAGCTATGAATAAATATACTTTTTGTAAAACAAATGAAATGGGAATAATGAACATATTATTTAGTTTTAAATATAATTTATGGGAAAGATTACCTATAAAAGCATCAAATGGTAAAATACTTTTTGATTGGTGTGAACTCAATAATCCAAATACAAATTGGAGAGACTATTGTTATATTAAATATCCTGTTACTATTTCTTTTGATGATTGTTAAAATGAATCTAATTTATTATTTAAAATACATTAAATAATAAAACTTATATTTTTTCTGTAGCATAGAAACTGCTCATCCAAGTTGATAAGCAGTTTTTATAAAAGCACTTATAGTTTTGCTCCACTTTTTAAAAAGTGGATTACCATTTATTTGCTTTTTTCACGCTGATCTTTGGACCTGCGCCCCGTTTTTTAGCCTTATTAGGGTCATATGCCTCCTCATCATCATCATCCTTAAGATTTTTAGACAATTCCCAAAATTCTTTTGAACCTAATCTGAATTCACCATGACTATCGGCTTTATACCAAAAGACCTGGTCGTGTAATTTGTTTGATTTCGAGTTGTTATTAATGACTAAACACTCATAATTTTCAGTACATTGATCCATCACCTGACAAAAGCTCTCAAATGTTGGAAACATACCAGCATAATTTTCATAAATACGCCTTCTATTCGCAATGTAATTCTCTCGGAGAATAAAAACATAATCTATGTTGGTTCTCAGTGTGGGAGGAATGCCAAGAGGATATTGCATTGTGATGACTAACATGACCTTCCAATGTCTCCCGTTCATGAAGAGTAAACGCATCATTTTATCGCGAGTCCATGTAGCATCATATAAACAATCATCCAAAATCACGAATGCTCTAGGGTCAATAGTGCTGCGTTTATATGTTTCCATTTCCTTTTTTATTTGCTTCAAAACAGTACGTTGTCTTTTTAAAATATTTTCAATAATAGCCGTATTATATTCATTGTGGACGAATAATTTTGGCACCATACTAGAATAAAAACCGTTGCCTTCTTCTGTTCCGGAAATAACAGTCCCAATTGGAATTTCTTGTTGATAAAAAAGTAAATCTCTTACCAAGAAAGACTTACCTGTATCTCTCTTTCCAATTAAAACTACAACTGGACCTTTATTTTCATTCGGTTTAAAGCTTATACTTTTCATGTCAAATTTCCTTAGTTCTAAAGTCATTATTATTTAAAATATGAATTTTATTTTACAGATTTTTACGCAACAACGCTAAACGTTCACTATATTAGCATTTATAATAAGTTAAAAACACAGTAAATTTATATATTAATTAGCTAAAGAATGATAAACGTCAACTATCAGAAAAGGAAAAACCTTGAGCTTTTTAAATGTTTAGAGAAATCGGAAACACTTTTTCTCTCAAATGCGCAAAATTATATACCTATTTATAATAAATTCTTTAGCTTAAATGATGGCAATTATAATAGTATTAATTTGAATAACAAATGGTATATTTCAAATGTTAAAGATGGAGATGAAGATGATGATTCTCATTTATTTAATTGTAGGCTTAAAAATCTACAAAATAACAAAGTAAAAGATAGAGATGTCTTTTTTAAGATGGCTCCTTTATTAGACCCATTTAAATATTTAATTGGAAAGTATAATTTAAATGACGAAAAATTATTTACCTTACCAAAAATCAATTCAACTGAATTAGATTGCCATTCGAAATTTATTGATCAAAATAATTCAGCATATGTTGACGGTATGTTTGTATATTTATCAAGTAATTTAATTCATACACATGGTTTTACTCATGGAGTTGATTATTATGGCTCATTTTTAGGTATTAAGAATAACTTTATTTTAAATGTGTTTGATGATATTGATTATTTAAATAGTTCCGAATATTTTAATAAAAATAAAAATGTTTTATTTAAAATTGACGATTATGATGATTTATTTCAAGACGAAAATCAAAAACTAAAACCTATTACAATTCAGCATAATTCAACGGCTAAATCACAAATATCAATTAAATCTTTTGATAATGAAATGTTTGAAGATGTATTTGATGAAAATATTGTAAATATATCTGATTTATCATCTGATTCACTATCTGATTTAATCGATTTAACAAATGCTAATCTTTTGGAACAAAAAGAAACTGATCAACATGTTACATTAAAATCTAACTCAACTTGTTCATCACGTTCATCATATACTGATAATGAAGAAAACGGTGATGATTGCGATGATTGCGGAGAAATTGAAAACTTAGACAGTGACAAACCGGAAAATGATGAATCTGGAGATAAAGATAATAATGAACATGATAATGAACATGATAATGAAAATGATAATGAACATGATAATGATGAAGATGAAGATTCTTTTGAAGAAGAGAGAATAGATGTAACTATTCCAAAATTTCCAGTTCAAGTTATTGGAATGGAATTTTGTGAAAATACATTTGACGAACTAATTTTAACAAGTGATTTATCAAAAGAAGAATGGTATTCAGCATTCATGCAAATTATTATGATTTTAATTACATATCAAAAAGCATTTAACTTTACACACAATGATTTACATACAAATAATGTTATGTATAATCAAACCGATAAAAAATTTATTTATTATTGTTATAAAAAGAAACACTATAAGGTACCTACATTTGGTCGTATATTTAAAATTATTGATTTTGGAAGAAGTATATATAAATTTGATGGTAAACTTTTCTGTAGTGATAGTTTTCAAGCAGGCGGCGATGCTGCTACACAATATAATACCGAACCATACTTAAATGATAAGAAACCAAGATTAGAACCAAATTATAGCTTTGATCTATGTCGTCTTGCTTGTTCAGTATTTGATTATTTAGTTGAGGATTTTGATGAAATTAAAGATTTAAATAAATGTTATGATCCTGTTAAACGTTTAATAGTTGAATGGTGTTTAGATGATAAAGGAGTAAATATGTTATATAAAGGAAACGGTGTAGATAGATATCCCGACTTTAAATTATATAAAATGATAGCGAGATGTGTTCATAATCATACACCTCAAGCGCAATTAGAGAGACCCGAATTTAACTCTTATTCTAGTTTTAAAGGGGAAGTACCAGCAGATGTAATAAATATTGATAATATTCCTTGTTATGTTTAAAAATTTAGAAAGATATTTATTTTTTGGTATAATTTCATAATACAATTTTATTTATATATATTATGAACAATTTTGGATTTATTCTTACAAGACACGTAAATTCTGAAAACACTAATAGATATTGGAATCATTCTGTAAAATTATTACGGGTTTTTTATCCAACTAAAAAAATTGTTATAATTGATGATAACAGTAATACTAATTTTTTAAAAGCAGATTATGAATATATTAATGTAGAAATAATACAATCAGAATTTCCTGGTAGAGGCGAACTGTTACCTTACTATTACTTTATTAAAAATAAATTTTTTGAAAATGCTGTAATAATACATGATAGTGTATTTTTTCATAAAAGAATCAATTTTGAAGTTTTAAATGGTATAAATGTGTTACCATTATGGTATTTTGATGCGGATAATGAAAATGAATCGAATACAATAAAACTTATAGAAAAATTAAAAAATAAAACTATTATTCAAGATAAATTGAAATTTAATCTTGTTAGTATGTTTACTACGTTTAGTATTATGAGTGATAAAAGATGGTCTGGATGTTTTGGTTGTCAATCTTATATAAATCATAATTTTCTATTACATATAGAAAATAAATATAATATATCTAAGTTAACACAAGTTATACAAAATAGATCTGATAGATGCTGTTTAGAGAGAATCTTAGGTTGTATATTTTGTACAGAATATCCTAAAACAAATATCTCAAAATCAATACTTGGAAATATACTGAAATATCCTTTGACAGGAACATATACTTATGATATGTATGACACTGACTTAAAAAAAGACACTCTAAAAAGAAGCGTCGTTAAAGTTTGGACCGGGCGCTGATACTACATGATGAAGTGTGGAGAAACCCAATAAAATGTGTTTAAACGGAGGGGAACATTTTCTTGTAATATTTAAGTTTTATTTTAAATATTATATAATTATATAAATATGCCTTTGAAAACTAAAAAGCAATCAGTTTCATTATTTGGTATAAATGATTGTCACAATCCGAAGAAATCAAGAAAAAACATGTTGAATAGAAAAAAAACATTAAAGAGAAGAACTAAACCTTTCAACTATAAAACAATCATCATGTTTCCTCATAATTTAGGGCAAACAAAAACAGGAACAGAAAAAAGTCCTCATCTATTAAATAAATACATAAATAAAAAAAAACATGTGATAAAAAGAGTAAAAGATACAAACAATATGTTTAAAAATATTAATGACTTATATAAAGTCAATCAATCTACCAGTGGAAAAATAGTAAATATAGGCGGAGATCATTCCATGGCTATTGCAACAATTGCATCCACATTAAATAAATATCCAAATGCAAAAGTAATATATTTTGACGCTCACGCGGATATAAATACATATAAAAGTTCTAATTCGAAACATTATCACGGAATGCCTTTAAGTTTTGTAACTGGTATAGATAACAATAAAAAATTTGCTTTCATTAAAAATAAATTACCGTTTGAAAATTTGCTTTATATTGGAAGTCGTTGTTGGGATATATTTGAAGTAGATGAAGTATATAAAAAAAATATTCAAATTTTAACACCTCACGATATTAACAATGACTTCAATAGTTCAATGAATAAAATTATGAACTTTGTAGGAAATTCGCCAGTCCATGTTTCATTTGATGTTGACTCTATTGATCCTAAATATATTCCATCAACAGGAACCCCAGTTAAGAATGGTGTTGAATTAAATAATGCTATAAATATATTAGATAACTTAAACAATACAAATATTGTGAATATGGATATAACGGAATTAAACAAGGATTTGGGTAGTAAATCAGATGGTAGTAAATCAGTAAAAAATACAGAAATATTATTTCATAAATTTTTGAATTAATAGATTACACTACATGACGTAGAGGAAATCCTGAAAAATAGAAAAAGGTCGCTCCAAAAGTTCCCTTCATATGTAGTACCGATATATGAAATTTTTTGGGGAAAGTTTTTCTCAGTTTTCATTTTTGGACATTTATTTTGTCCAATTTTCAAAACCTTGGATATTTTATGGAAAAATATAATTCTGTGACCATAATTGAAAATTAGCATGTGGACACCAAAAAAATAATTTTCATTTTGTTATGATATTTTTTTTTATAAAAGCTTAAAAAAATATTCTGTTTCTATTTTATGGAAACTTTAGGAAACAATTTAGGGGCAAAAAAGGGCGAAAAAGGGCAAAATGAATATTACTGTGAAAAATGTCACTATATATGCTGTAAAAAATATAGTTGGAGAAGACATTTATTAACATCTAAACACCACCAGGAAACAAATGGAAGCATTTTGGAAACAGAAAAGGGCAAAAAAGGGCAAATTGAGTATATTTGCTGCGAAAATTGTAATAAAGATTTTAAAACACGTTCTGGATTATGGAAACATAGTAAAATTTGTATTTGTGAAAATAATAAAATAGAAAATACTGTAGATAAAAAAGATGAATTAATTGATTATCTTATGAAAGAAAATAAAGAAATAAAAGAATTAATTTTAGAATTAGCAAAGAAAGATTCATATAATAATTGCCACAATACTATTAATTCACACAATAAAGCATTTAATCTTAATTTCTTTTTAAATGAAACATGTAAAGATGCCATGAATATTATGGATTTTGTTGATTCAATTAAACTTCAATTATCTGATCTAGAGAAAGTTGGAGAATTAGGTTATGTTGAAGGTATATCTAACATAATAACTAAAAATCTCAAAGAATTAGATGTTACTCAAAGACCTGTTCATTGTACTGATAAGAAGAGAGAAACCATTTATATTAAGGATGAAGATAAATGGGAAAAAGATGAAGAGAAACAAAAATTACACAAAGTTGTTAGAAGAGTTACATGTAAGAATCAAAATTTAATACCTAAATTTAAAGAAGTTCATCCAGATTATAACAAAGCGTCTTCAAAATTTTCAGACCAATATAATAAAATAGTAGTTGAATCGATGGGAGGTTCAGGTGATAATGATTTTGAAAAAGAAGAAAAAATAATACAAAAAATATCAAGAGAAGTAATGGTTGAAAAATAAATTTAAAATTAATGATAAATTTATTTATTTGTATATACTTTGAAGAATTGAGGTTTTCAAAGTTTCGTCCGTTGTTCCTAGTCTAGTTAACCGGGTTTTTATAGAATTTTTCTCTCTTTCTAATAATTCATCTGGTAATATTTCAGGAAATCTTTGTTTTTGTAGTCCTTTATTCATAGCTAGAATAGCTCTTTTAAATTTTTCAAGAAATCTATCACAATCCATAATAGTTATACTTTCATAGCCTTGTTCTGTTATTGGTTTTCTCTCTTGTAATAATTTCTTAAACTCTGAATATTTTGTGTAGTAATATATTTTTTCATCTAAGAGTGAACCAATATTAGGACATCTAAACAATACTGCCTGATTTAATTCAGATATAAAGAATTTAAAATCAATCGATTTTTCAAAATACGGTTTTACTCTTAATGGAGTCTCTTTAAAATCTATATCTGAAAACTGTTTAAAATCATCTACCATTATTTGCCTTTTATAATCCTGTTTCTGTCTAATTTTCAAATAACTTAGTTTAAAAATAAAGGGATTTGCTCTAGTATTTGAAAGGTTTGGTGCTTGAACAGAAACCTTATATTGCGTTTCTGTTGTATTTAAAAACCATCTTATTAAATAAGATAAATGTCCAGATAAATTTTTTACAATTGACTCAACATATGGTATATCAGTATCCGGGATGATTAATAAATCAATATCTTCCGTTTTGTACGCCGATGTTTCAGGCATTCCAGCCAAAACCAATTGTATTGCTTTTCCACCTTTAAATAACATTTTATAATCTTGACCTATCATCTTTTCAGATATTATTCCAAATACTATTAAAGCAGCACATAATACAATATTATAATGAGAGAAATCAATATCTTGGTCAAGCATAAATGTACCAAACGAATCATAGGGTTCATTTTTTCTTGGAGTAAAATACGTTGGAATTATTGATTGATTTATTTTACAAACACTCCATAATTGTGATATTTCTTTATTGGTTATGGGTATATTTCCATCAGAATTCATCATTTCATTAATTTTACTTCTTATAGTAAGCATCTCATTTTCTTCAAAAATTGGTTTCCAAAATTCAGGTTCTACATCCGGATTATATCCAGAATCAGATGGTAATTCAGTTGACAATGTTAATTTAACAACGGGTTTAGCAGGAACAGGCTCAATTATTGCTTCAATTTCTTCATCTTTTATTAGATTTTCCATTATAGACTTCTGTTCTTCTGTTAACAACTTTACATCGGCACCCTTTTCAATTAAATATTTAACTAATTCTTTATCTTGTAATTTTATTGCTTCTGATAATGCAGAAATATTATGTGTATAACTAAGAAGATTTATATTTCCTTTATTGATTATAAAATTATTAATGAATGCTTTTCTTATAATAAAATCATCGATATTATCAAAAATAACAACTAATGATGGAACGAATGCTATTAATGGTGTAACATTTTGACTATAATTATATTTATTAATAGGAATTGAGTTAGTTGTTATAGGAATTAATGTATTTATACCAATTTGATTACTTTTAAACCCATTTTTAAATATTTCGGTAACTTCTTTAACTCTTTCCATGTTTCCTGTGTTAACCGCATATTGTAGTTTTTTAAAAGAATTCATAAACATATTTCTAAAATTATCCTTAATGAATTGTTCTTTTCTTTCTTTTTCTCCACCACCTCGCAATCGTCGTCTTGTTTTTGTATTTCTTTTATTTTTATGTGTTCTATTACTTGTTTTAACTTGTTTGCCAAAATGCTTACTTGGGGCTTTGTTTGTTTTAATTCTTTTCATTATAATATAAGATGATAAAAAGAATTAATTTGAATCGAAGATACTTTTAGTTAAATCGAAGATACTTTTAGTTAAATCGAAGATACTTTTAGTTAAATCGAAAATACCTTTGGTTAAATCGAAGATACCTTTGGTTAAAATCCGGGATTATCGGTAAATACTTGAGTAACATGTGAAGCGCTGGACCCACCTTTAATCATTGGATTAATTTGTCCAATTACAAAATCACCAAAAACAACACTAAAATAAACTAATAAAGAATCTCTAATTAATAATTTTAAAGGTTTATTTTCCTTTTCAATAAATCTCATTTCAATAAACTTGGAAATTAGAAATATTACTGAAATAACAGCAGCAATTATAAATATGTTATCCATTTAAAATAATAATTGGATATTCTTATTTAATATTTTACGCAATTTAATCTAAAATTTCAATATCATCAATTAACAAATCAGGTAACAATTCTAATCTAGGTTCTTCAATATTATGAACATCTAATGAGTCTAAATTAAATACTTGATCTGATATTTTAAGCTTGGCATTATTGTCATCTTCATCTTGATCCATTTGTCTTTGTTGATTTCTAAGTTGATTTCTATATTCACTTATTTCTTCTAAACGTTCAATTGATTTTGGAGCATTAACATTTGACACACTTCCATCATCAGTTTTAACATAATCAATATCATTAAAACTTAATTCAGAACTTTTAGTTGGTATACCATTCGCAAAAGCATTTGGAATAGCAACTTGAGTATCAAGTGGTGTTCTAATTGGTTCTTCAATAATTTGTTCCTTTATTTCTTCAATTACATCTTCTTCAACGGTTTCGTCCATATAAGCCTTTAAAATTGACTCAACAGGAATACTTTCTCTCAAAGTATTTAATATACATTCTTGAACAATAATTTCTAGTTCTCTGTAATGTTTTTGTACAGATAGTGGAGCTATGTTGGTTTCAAACAAGTATACATTCTTATATATTTTTCTTGCAACATTAATGTATGTTTTGTGGATGAAATCATCCAACTTAGGAATATTTATGTCGATTTTCTTTTGTTTCTGACCAACCCTCATAGCAGTTAAAATTTTGAGCTGAATAATATGAACACACGTAACCAAATCTTCTAAATAATTACATCCGGATTTGTCGCAAATTCTTTTTCTCTCTGTCTCAATAATTTGAGCATTCCATTTTGGTATTCTTGAAATTAAATTTTGGAATGTCATTAAATACTTATCCATCTCTCCATTTTCTTTACACAGCTTAATAGATTCGTCTAAAATTGACTTATAACCATCAATAATTAATGGTGTTAAAATTGTAACTAAACGGGAACCCCATTCGTTTTTTGATTCATGAAGCGCACTAACATTAAAGTCATCCATTTACATAAAACTTATATTTTCTAAAGACAGTTCTGAACTTAAAAAAACAAAATTTAGCATAAATAATATTAATAATTTTTCATTTCTAAATTCTTTTCTAACACGATTAAAGCATATAAGTAATTCATAACGTTTCTCAGTTGTTATTATAGATTCTAAAAAATTAGAATTTTCTAATAAATTAATAATGTCTAAAGCAGAATAAGCTTTTTCATAAAGTTTTGTACATAATAACATTAAATCTTCTAAACTGGTTTTTTTGTTAACGGACTTGGTTAATTCTCTTTTTAACCATTCAAGCTTTTGTTGTTTAATATCTGTCAAATTAAAAACCTTATTTAAATTGTATTGATATAGATTAATTATTTTATCATCAATAACTGGTTCTGGAATATATATTTCACAAAATCTTGACAAAATAGGTTTCATTAAATTATATTTATCTTCGGCAATAATAAAAAAACGAGTATTGTGACTAAATAATTCAATACATCTACGTAATGCGGATTGAGCGTCTAATGTTAATTTATCTGCGTTCAATAATACAACACTTTTAAAGGTATTTCCGCCATTCGAATTTATATGAGTTTTTGCGAAAAACTTAAGTTCCTCTCTTATAAACTTAATACCTTTGCCATGTGAACAGTTAACATACATAACAAATGATTTAATTATCTCTCTTTTATTTTCGTAAATTTTATGAATAAACTCATTAACAATTGTTCTTTTTCCACTACCAGTGGGTCCATGGAACAATATATTCGGTATTTTGTGCATTTCATGAAAGTAGTTTAATTTATTTTTTATAGATTGATGTATGTCAAGCATTTAGAGTCTACTATATTTTAAAAAGTGTTTTTATATATTAATATAACGCAATAATATATAAATACAATAATTTTACTCTTCGATATTTTTTTGAATATAATTGACCAAGGACTTATAATACAATTCATAAGATAAATTAGGTGATATTTGATTTTTGTTCATTGTTACTGAACATCCACCTGTTTCCAATAATGAAACATCAAAATCAAGAATTCTTCTATCAAGAGCCTTGTGAATTATTTTTTCAACAATATCTTCTCTCCCATTTTTAACATGTAAATGTAATGATAATTTATTAAATGGTAAACCAAAGGATTTACACGTATCAACAATATATTCAAAGTCTTCAACATTTAATGTACCACATGTATCTGATAAACATATATTATCAACATTTATTTTATTAAGGTTTAATAATGTGTTAACTATAAAATCATTATTTATTTTACCTTCAATGGGACATTCATTAATACAAGAAACATATAATTTAATAAAAGGAGGTTTGCTCCTATATATATTTTCTTCAAAACTATACATCATTTCATATATATCAGAATAAGATTCATCTAGTGTTTGCTTTGTATTTTTCAGCTGAAACTTTTCTGAAACAGATGTAACAAATGAAAAATAATTCATATCAGTATTGTTTATAACATTTTTAAGTTGTTTTGAATTAGGTACCAGAAGAAATTTATTACTTTTTAAATCTCTGTTAAATTCATGAATGTTAAATTCGTACAAATTAATATTATTAAACAATTCAATTGAGTCCTTAAATATTGGTAATACTTTTTCAGAAACTATTGAACCTATTTCAATGTTTTTTGGTTGATAATTAAACATAATTCTGTTATATAAATTAAATTTTTCGTTGAGAATACATTTTTTTTGTTCTTCTATTGATAGTGATTGTAATCCATCTCGCAAAGTAACGTCAAATGGTTTTGGTTCTCCTAAAAAATAATAAAACTTACTAAACTCAGGATTTGCATAAAGAATTTTCTTAAAATCTAAAGCACATTTTGGATAAATTTTTCTGGCTAACATTTTATTAAATTATTTAATGTTTTAGCCTTTAAATTCATTTTTTTATTTGAAATATTATTTTATTATATTATTAATTTATATATATGAGTAACAATTTAGAGTTAACAAGAATTAATCCAGGTAATCCAGGTACTCTGGCTAACCAAATGATAGTTTCTGAAGAAACTATAATTCAACAGTTAAATGGTGATAATATAAGAATTAGTACAAATGACGAAAAAAATGAATTAATGATAGAAAATTTAAAATCATATATTTTTAAGGAAAATTCAAAAACTCCTCATGTAAAGTTAGGAAAATTTTTACCAGAAATTATAAAAAATATGAACCAAGAACCAGAATTTACAAAATTAACTGATTTTTTTAATGATGTTAAGGATAATACATTAGAAAAAAATTTGGGAAATTATATTAAAGACGGAAAAACATTAGAAACTTTAGAAAATTATATTCATTTAGCAAATGAAAAAATTAGTAGTATTCCTATTGATTCAATTGTTATGAAAGGTGGAAGTAAAAAACGACAAAGAAAAACACAAATTAAAAAGGGTGGTTCTCCAAAAATACAAGAAATAATTACTACTAATAAAAAAGATTTAAATTATTATACTATTATTGGCGTAGAAAATGAAGAAATTATTCAAAGTAAAAAATTTTTAATTTATTTTCAATTTAATTTTAGTAATGGAACAAAGAATAATACATCATTAATGATGTTAAATCAAAACATTGATAAATTAAAAAACGATTCACTTAACCTTATAGAATCATGTTTTAATGAAGTTTTTACAAATAATTCAAACAAAAAAGAAATATGTGAAAAATATTTAAAAGAATTAGATAAATTAGATGAAGCATTTAATAATTCAATCCAAATTGAAGGTAGTATGTATTTATTTTTATATAATCCAGAAGGAGAAGGTAAGGCTGAAATAGTAGCAGGACCATATAATGCAAAATTATACTATGATTTTTCAGAACAAAATATAAAGTCATTTACTTCTGAAAAATTAAATCTAAATTTGTTAAATTTATATATACAAAATCAACCACCAAATCAGGACTCGGATCAACCATTAAAAACACTAGAAGATTTAAGAAAAGCATTAAGTTATGATACATACGTTACAAAGATGAGTGAAAATATACCAAACCTATCTAAAGTCCAAGAAGAAGAATTACTTAAAGAACTTGGTGTATCATCTGAAGACATCACTAAAGAAGCAGAAGAAGTTTCTGGAATTGCTAATGAATTATTACCCGAAGAATATCCTTTTATAAATGCTGAAAATTTCCAAACAATTATTATGTTATTAGGTATTGATAAAGAATTAAGTAATAAAATAAATAAAACTACTTTTAATGCTTGCTGGGTAATTAAAGATACAGAATTACCATTAAAAAATGAAGAAAATTCTATTTATAAAATATTTGAAATGGTACCAATCTATATTGTTAACAATGGCATTATAGGTAGAGAACCAAGTAATTTAAAATGGTATACTACAAGAAATTCAGTTTCATTGTCAGCGTTAACAAGTTCTGTACTAGATGATAAATATGCTAACTACAATACTTTATATGATACACTTGTATCAATAATTAATGACGCAAATTCTCAAAAATTAAAAGTAGAGATGGACAAAATTACAAATAATATAAAAAGCGATGCAGATATAATAAACGCAAAAATGGGAATATTAAATGCATATGTTGAAACACAAAAACAACAAAATGAAAAAGCAAAAAGTGAAATAATTTCTTATGTTTCATTGGTAACATTTTTTATAGTTGTTATTTTTGTATATACATCATGGAATTCAATTGTTAGAATATTTACTAAAATTTTTCTAAGTGGAAGTATAGCGGCTATACTTGGTGGAATTGCCAACAGGTTAACAGGTTCAGATTTTGGGTTGAACTCACTTAAAGAACATATACCTTCTATTTTAATTGCTGTTATAGCAATGTTACCATATGTCTCTGAAATTTATAAAAATATTATGTGGGTGTTTTATAAAAATTTTCTTATAAAAATTCCAATTTTAAAAAACTGGATAACAATTAAAGAATTAGATATTCAAAAATACGAAGACGCGTCTGAAAGGTTAAGCATTGTTCTTCAAGGTAATAATCCAAATGAAATAAAAGCGGCGGCTTCAAAACTTTTAAGTGATAAACCAGAGGCTATTATTCAAGACATAAATAAAGGTGGTTCTAAAAAATATCGAAGACGTACTCAAAAAACCAGAAAAACTGTTAAAAAATATAATAAAAAAGGTATTAAGAAACTTAAAACAAAACATAGATTAAAAACAAACAAATATAATAAAACTAGAAAATTAAAAATGAAAGGAGGAAGTAATAGTAATTTTGTAACGCTTGAAATAATTAATGCTATAGCTAGTGTTCAATATTTATTTATGTTTCCTGAAAAATTCCCAATTTATTCTACTTCAAGTGTATTTAATCAAATATATCAAATTATTTCAGATATTAAAATACCGGTTCCATAGACGAATCGTATACAGTTATTAAATTAATTAATATAGAGTTTATAAAATCAGTTAATAATATAATATATATTTTCTATATGTATATTATACATGAGTACATTTGTTGAAAAAAATAAAGAAAAATTATGTTCATTAATATTTTCTACAATTTATTTAGTAAAGTCTCTAAGGAACAAAAATATTAAAAATATTGAATATACGAAAGAAGTTGTTTATCTAAATAGTCAATTTATAAATAAAATATATGCGAATAATGAAATAGTCTACGTTAAAAATGTAGATGAAAAAATACAAAAAAAATATAATAAAAATCAAAAATGGAGAATAATTCAATTTTATGATTATGAAGGCGAATTTATGTATGAAATAGAGCCGTATTTTGAAAGTAACATAATAACTAATAATACTAAAATATCTGTAACACCTGATAAGATTTTAAGTTCCATTGAAGAAGAAAAAATTGTTGAAGATGTAAATACTTTTCGTGAAAAATATGAAAATAGTTTTTTGTTATATGTAATTTATTTTTGTTTCTATAATTGTGTTACTATAATTAGTAAAAGTAATGCAAAAATTATAAATTTATTTTTAAACAATCAAATTTTGTTTGATAAACTTATGAAAAAAATTATTGATATGAATAAAAGTTATTTTACGGATTTAAACTTTGAAATGAATAATCTATTACCAAGTATTAATAATATTATTAAAAATATACAGATAAATATTTTAAGAATATTTAATATTCAATCTGATGAATCAATATGTGATTTGTCTAAAAGTAAGCAATTACAAGAAATTGTTATGACAAATATAATGAATTTTACATCAAATTATAAGATACAGTTTGTTAAAAAAGAAAATTATGAATCAAATAAATTAAACTCTGATTTGTCTGTCTTTTATGAATCTTATAATAAACTATCAATTCCAGAGATTCCAGCAAATATTAAATTTAATTATATAACTCCTTATGGTAAAAATATAAGTGAGAGCAACAGTATTGATTTATTTAATATATTTTGTAAGACGTTTAATATTAACTCTGATGCTATGTTAAGTGTTTTAAAATATAATTATAATGCTTCTACAAACTCTCTTATAAATTATAATAAATCAAAATTACAATTAAAAACTGGTTTAACACAAAAAGAACAAACTGATATGAAAATTAATACAAACAGCAATTTAAAAGAATTGTCTGTATCATCTGGTGGTAAAAAAAGTAAAAAAAATAGAAAAAGTAAGCACAATGGTAGTAAAAAAATATATAAAGGTGGACTTTGGGCTGTAGCAGGATTAGCTGCGGCCGCTCAAGGTATTACAGGTTATATTGCGGCATCAGAAGTTGCAGCAGCGATAGCAGCCGGTTGTGTTGTTGTTGCACCGGGCGGAGGCTTGATAGCAGGGGGTGGGGGTGCTGTGTTAATGGCAGCTCCACTAGCAGCGACATCACCTCTATGGGTTCCTATAGCAATGGGAGGAGCGGCGGTTTTAGCGGGAGGATATGGTTTATATAATTATTTTAGTCCAGATGTAGCCCAAGCTATAATGGAAGAAGCTGAGAATATTATCGATCCTGAGCAATTAAATGAGGCTCAAGCAATAAGAGAGAGTAATGCAAAAATTATTCAAGAAGCAAGAGAAGCAGAAATAGCACAAAAAGTAGCAGCACAAAAACAGGGACAACGACAAGCACAAATAGAAGGACAATCACAAGCTGACATAAGAGCAAGAGAATCACAACCCGGACAAGAAGAATTGATAGCTAACCGAGAAGCAAAAATTGATGCAAGAAGAGCAGCAAACGAATTAAATTGGAATAATCCGCCATACAAATCAACATATCAAGCTCCTGAATTAGGAACAACTGCTAATCCTGAATTTGATTATTTCAATTCACCGTACAAATCAACATATCAAGCTCCTGAATTAGGAACAAGTGCTAATCCTGAATTTGATTATTTCAATTCACCGTACAAATCAACATATCAAGCTCCTGAATTAGGAACAAGTGCTAATCCTGATTGGGGATTATCTTATGGAAATTCTCACACGTGTAATTTAGAAACAGGAATGTGTTCGTTACCAGATGTGCCATATTATTCAACACATCAACCACAAGGAGTGCCACAATTAAATATGAATAATGACTTTAATAATTATAATAAATTTTTACCAGCAGGAGAACAACAAATGATAATGCCTAAACAAGATTTTACAGATTTTTCAACAGCTAGTTCTCTTGCAGTTCTAGGAATTGCTGGAATATATTTTGCTAAAAAAATGATGACAAAAACTCCTCCTCCTCATCCAAAATCAAAATCAAAACCAAAACCAAAAAAAAAAATTATTGAACATAGTGAATCAAATGAATCGTTTGAACAAACTCCTAATTATCAAGATGGTGATTTATATTCATCAATAAAAGAACAAACTCCTAAACCTTTATCCTTTCCTTCTGTTCCTACTAATGTTCCGATTCCTCTTCCTTCTGTTCCTACTAATGTTCCGATTCCTCTTCCTATTAAAAAAAAAATAGCAATTACAACATCAGGAGAAGCGGTAGAAGTTGGTGGGAAAACTCGAAAAAGAAAAAGAAAAAGAAAAAGAACCAAAAAATATACAAAAAAACAAAAATATTATTCAAAGTAGAATAATAATGATTTTATAATAAATTTTATAAACTAATTAAAATATTAATTTATAAAAATTATATTGCTATATTTTATACTATGTCCGATAATTTAATTTATGACAATATTAAACTTATTTTAGATGGAAGACAAGAATCAGCAGTAAGAAGATTTACATCTTGTATAGATATATGGGGAATTTTGCTTTTACATAAGGTAGGAACTGGTAAAACTATTACATCTTTATTAATAGCATTGAATACATATAAAAAAAAACAAATCGCTTCTAGTATTGATAACCCTTTAGAAATTATAGTTATAGCTCCAATTGGAATTTACGCTGGGTTTATAGATGATTTAACAAAATACGTATTATTTTTTCAGGATGATATTGAAATGGAAAAATTAAAAAATGATATAAAAACGAATGGTGGTGAAAATAAAGTTTTTAAATTTTTTGATGTATATTTTAAATTGGTAAATTATAATTTTGATAAATTAATATACGATTTAAATGTAAAAGCAGTTCCTATTTATGATAACAAAATAATAATTATAGATGAAGCGCATAGACTATTAACAAATGATATTTATAATTCTACTGAAGCTGCTGGGGCAATGAAAAAACACTCATTAATAGAAGACATATTATTTAATGATTCTATTTCAAAGGCCTTAAGAGTTATTACAATGTCTGGAACTCCTATGCAACAATCGCCTGCTGACTTATGTAAATTTGGAAATTTTCTTACAAAATCTAATAAATTTTCATCATCTATATATGCTGCTAAAATAGCTGATTTAGTTTGGGTAACTTTTATGATAAAACAAATTGAATGGATAAAAACTCTTACTTCATTTGGTTCTAGTATAGCTTATACAGCATTAATACCTAGTAGCGTTGCAGCTGTAAGCGGGTTATCGATCCCATCACTAGGACCTATTGTGGCAACAGCAGTAATTATAGGAATTGCTACTGCAGGTGTTAATGCATTTGTCACGTCACGTGTACAAAAAAATATCAATGAAAAATTAGATAGAAATGATATTAAAATATCTCGTGGTGGTAGAAAAACAAAAAAAAAATTAAAACCCACTTATTTTATTAAAAAAAATAAAACTGTTAAAAAATATTCAAATATTCAGTATGGTGGAACCGGTAATGATATGTTAGTAATGTTAAACTCTACAGTACTTCAGTCATTACCAAGCCTGGCTGTCAATTTTATAAAATCTAAAATACCTCCAACTAGTAAAATAGTAGAAACAGTTATAATAAGTTCAGGCGTTGGAGTTGATAGTGCTACAAGTGAATTAATGGTATTTAGTCCATTTAGTTCTGAAGCAAAAGATATATTAAATGTTATTGACGAACCTGTATTTAATATTAATTATTTAGCAAAGTCATTATCACCAATGATTTCTATATATGATTATGAATTACAAAATACAATTAATTTAGTTTGTTTAAAACAAATTAATGAAATTTTAAATAAAATTATGAACACTTCATCAAACCCTATTGATTACAATAGTTTAAGTAAAAATAAAATTAGATTTACTCGTGAACAAAGTATTAATTGTTTAATTGAAATAAATAAAATTAAACAAGTTAATGACGATACAAAAATTACTCAAATAAAGAATAATAATCCTAAATGTGATATGGAATTAGAGCCATCATCAGATGACCCATTATCTAAAATTAATACTAGATTTCCTGATAAAATAACTGAACTTAAGGTATTATTTTTTGATGATGTACAAAAAAAATTTATTAGACAGTTTTGTTTAAATTTATTAACAGATAAAGAAAAATCAATATTTTATTTAAATAAATATGAAAAAGTATCGCTTGATTATAAAGAAAAGTTATTATTTTTTGTAAATAATATGAAATTTATAAGTAATTTTTCAGAAGATGTTATTAATTATTATTCATATTTAGATCAAAGCATAATAGATCCTTCAAAAAAATATAACAAATATGTTTATAAAAAAAGAGATGATAATGATAGTACTATTTCAGAAAAAAAGGCTGATATATTTAAATGTAGAAAATTTAAACATGCATTGGAACTTATTAAACAAATAAATACTGGTAAAATGCCTATAATAAAAGATGAAAACATTATTGCTATAAACCATCCTCATGGAAAAGATGATACTGACCCTGTAAAACAAGGCGATGAATTGCGTACGGGGTATTATTTACCCATTGTTTATAGTTATAATGAAGATTTTGGTTTAGGATTATTTGCGAATTTTTTAGAAAGTCAAGGACAAAATTATATTTTAATAAATAAATTACAAGAAAATATCGGAAAAGGAAATGAAGATGGTAAAGATTTGTTAGAACAAAATAAAACAGCCGGATTTTTAAAAACTTATTCTGGCGCAGCAAATGAACCTATATGTGTTTTAATTGACCCAACTATGACAGAAGGTCTTAATGCAAAATTTAATCCTGCTATTTTAATTTTAGAGGCTTGTAATACTTTTGGTGATTCTGAACAAGTTGAAGGACGTGTTTTAAGAAAATATGGGCTTTCATATCAATCTCTTAAGAAAAAAGTTATATATCAATATTTAACAAATTGTGATAATGTTATTGATAAAGAAATACAAAATTTTTTAAAACCGTACAAAGAAAGATTCTACGTATTAAAAGATACTTTAAAAGAACAATTAAGAATTGGAAATGCCTTTTCATTTACAGTACGCGAATATAACCAAGCATCTAGTGCATTTAAATATATATCACCTGACAGTGTATGTTATGATAAAATAAAACGTGAAAAAAATAATCTTCAAAAATTTGAAAAAAATATAAGGTTTGGAATTGCTACCGCAGATTTAAAAGAAACCGTTCACTGTGAAAAAAATATTAGTACATCAGATGAAGACCGATTTTTAATTAATTTTAATACTAATGAAGATAACGCTTCAGAAAACTTATTTTATGATTGTAAAACTTTAGAAAATAAAAATACAATATTAGAAATTCAGTCAAAATTAGAATTATATCCCGGAAATGTTCAAATTGCTATAGGAATTAAATTAAAGGAAATAATTGAAAAACTAAATACTGATTATGTAAACGCATATAAAAAATTATATGATATTTTTATACAAAAATATAAAAAAATACCTGATAAAATTCCTGAAATTCCTGAAAGTCCTGAAAATTTAGAAAACGTAGAATATAATAACTTACTTAGTAAATTACAAATTCAAATATTTATGTCATATACTGATAATGCTGATAATACTGATAAAGAATTTATTGTAGCATATTTTATATCAATGCGTCCCAGTTTACTTAATGTTGACCAAATTATAAGTAGTGCTCAAAGTAGTACATTAAGAAATGTGATGTCGACTGCCTCATCGCTTATTGGTAGAAAAACAAGCGAAGAATATTTTACTGCTCAAGAAGTTCCATTTAATAGTTATATAGAACGTAAATTAAATGAATTAAAAGAAAAACAATTATTAGAAAATCAAAGATTAAGCAAAGAATTAAATACACAGAATCAAAAAAAACTAGCAAGTCAAGCAAAAAAACAAAGAAAAGAAGCAAATAGAGCAGAAAGAGCTAAACAAGAAGCAAGTATAGTACCAGCAACAAGGTCTCAAAATCCTATATTAAAATCTGGAATACCACTAACACCTACAAAAATTTTTGATCCTGTTTCGCAAGAAACAACTACTAATGAAGGAGAACTTATTAAATTATCTGATGGTAAAGAATATACATTAAAAATGGCTAAAGATTTAAAAAATTTTATTACAAAAAATGGTAGTAATCAAAATATGATTAGGCAACCATTATCAAAAGAAGATATACAACAACTAGATTCATTTATTACAAAATTTAAAGGTGGGAAAAAAACAAGAAAAAATAAAATATTAAAAACAAATAAAGCGCAAACAAGAAAATATAAAATATAAAATAATAATTATTAAATTAATATTATTATTTTAAACAGAACTTGTTAAAGAATGAGTATAAGGATTATTCTTAAAAGCACTTAGAATATCAGGTTGTATACGGTCACAACCAGCACATTCATTGTAATATTGTGGAGCTCTAATTGCGCCATATGTTTGCGCAGAGGGGGGCAATCCTGTTAAACTAGAATAAGCCGGATTTACTCTACCATCTAGGCGATCAGAGTCAGACTTAATAGTAGTTAAATGCATTTGTTGATTGAAAATTTGCGTTCCTCCTTGATTTGGTCTATTACCAATCGTTTGAGACTTAATTTCATTATTATGTTGACGATAAGCCGCATCATAACTCATGTCTCCGAAACCAGTAGCATATCCGCCAGCAGCTGTATAATATTCACAACTAGTTGAATCTCTTTGTGTTGGTATTCCAGGCATAGCATTATTAACATACATACCTTCTTTTTGATTATTAATATTAAAGTTAATTGCGTGTAAATTGGTTTCTTTAACTGTTGTAGGAGTACTATCTTGAGGGTTATAAACAGGTCCCTTAACCATAGATGAAGTTCCGGCGTCACCATAAACACGAACATTATTAATAGTTTCATCTTTGCGCGTTGGTCTAAATATATCCATTATTGGAGCAACAACAGCTCCAATTGCCCCACTAAATCCGCTTCTATGTGTTTCAGGTTGTCTAACAGTACTTCGATTATTCTCATAATTAGTATGACTTCTTAAAAATACATCTTTATCTGTATGATTACCTTGTCCTGTAGCTCTTGAGTGATTAACACCTCCTTGAAATGCTTCATGACGCTTAGAAGGTTCAAAATTTTGTGGAGCTGTTGTAGCTTTCACTTCAATTGAACCAGCAGGTCCCATATATTCGCTAGCAATATCGTTACGTCTTAAAACACCCATTTCTTGAATTGGTCTTAAGGTTTCACCCTTTTCGGCACCAGTAGTTGTTAACCAACGGTCTTGTGTATTTATAAAATATGTATCAGGTCTTTGTTTTTCTACACGACCGATCATTTGAGCTGTTGGAGCGGCTTTAATAAATGAGTTAGCAGGACCTTCGTGATTAATAAGTTCATATTCTAATTTAGGGTTTGTATCAACTCTTAATTGATCAACCGTCTTTGGTAACCATTTATCACGAGCTTCCATACCAGAGTTGTAACCATTGCTACCATTAAATCCGTAACCTTGATCTAAACCAGGTCCGACCATAATTGTGTCAAATGGTTTGACATTATTGTTTTTCATAGCAGGATTAACACGCGATTGATAGAAATCGCTTTGATTAGGCATACCATAAGCCCACTGCATATTTTGTTCAGGTTTAAAAAGAGGAGCTTGTTCAATTTTTTTGATAGTTTGAGAACCAGAGCCAATCATATTATCTAAAACGGATTCATTAATATTCATGTCATATGTTTTTCCTTTTACCTTACCACCATTAAAAGGAATCATATTATTGTGTTTAAATTGTTGAGAATCTAAATAATTTCCAGTTAATGAATAGATTTCTTGAGGATTTTTATTTACAGGAACATGGTTTCTAACCTTTTGTTCATATAAATTCTGATTAAAGTATTTATCTGTAGCTACATTTGGATTAGGATATTCTTGAACAGTATCAACTAATTGATTAATATTGCTAACAGGAAAATTTTGTGGAGGAATATTTACGTTTGGTAAGTAGTTATCGGTTCTAACACCTAAGTTGCTTCTAATTCCCATATTGGTGAAATTTTCTTTTTGTCTTTGTGATTGTCTGATTTCTTTTTTAGAGCAATTTTCATTTGACTGATTTGATACTACATACATACCGCCTAATGCTATTAAAGGGATCGCTATTTCCATATTTATATATATAGAGTATTATATTTTTATTCACATATAAATCCACTTTTTAAAAAAGTGGAGCAAAATATTTTTACTAAAAGTAATATTTTTTTTCACATTTTTACCCTGAAGGGAAGCACCTTCTTGTCTTTTGCTCAACTTTTTGAAAATACTTTTTACTGTTTCTACTGTTTTGTTCCACTTTTTCTAAAAGGGTAAAACTTCACTTAGAGTTGCTGACAAGAGTTTGTTTGCTGACATGTTGTCGGACCTGCTACATATCCACCTCTAATTAAATTGTAACTTGATGGTAAATAGTTCTTTGTTTCATTCACAACACAATCTCTCTTTGGGGTAAAATAATCTTTTTCTAAAATTCTTGTACTTAAGTTATTTTGAAAAGGAATACATACATTCGCTTGAGGATTCAATGGTGGATATTGCCAATCAACTTGTTCTAAATCACGATACCACCATGCGGGATTTGTTGCTCTGGATTGTTCAGTAAATAAATTATTACACGTTGGATATTTAATAGCTTCATTTGGTACATTGTAGCTTTTATAATTATCTTTTCCTAAACAATCTCTACCTAGTTGTCTGTTAACACCTCTTAAATCGCTTTCTAAATTAATTGTATTTGTTCTTAAATTTCCTCCCCATTTTTGTATAATAATTTGTGGGTCTTCCATATAACAAGGATCGGCACCATTTCCAGGAACATTTAATATCCACCTACCCGGGTCTGTAGATTGCTGTAATGCCTTTTTTGTTCTACAATCGTCATATTTAAATCGTGTACTAGCCATTTTATATTTATATGATATATTTATTTAATAATTTATAATTTAAAAATTAAATACTACATAAATTAATAATGGAATTAGTGTTGAATAAAGATAATGCTCCAACTTTATGTCTAAATATGATTGTTAAAAATGAAAGTAAAATTATCACCAGATTATTTGATTCAGTATATTCAATTATTGATTGTTATTGTATATGTGATACAGGTTCTACAGATAATACAATAAGTTTAATTACTGAATATTTTACAACTAAAAATATTCCTGGAAAGGTTGTTGTTGAACCATTTAAAAACTTTTGCCATAATAGAAATGTCGCATTACAATCTTGTTTAGGTATGTCTGACTATGTATTGTTACTTGATGCTGATATGATTCTTGAAAGTAAAAACTTTAAAAAGGAAATTTTGCTTTCTGCTGAAAGTTTTCATATTCTTCAAGGAAACGATTCATTTTATTATCAAAATATGAGAATTCTTAAAAATAATGGTCTCTATAAATATCTTGGAGTAACACATGAATATATTGATACTCCATGTGGAAATACAAAAGGAGGCTTTAAAAAAGATGAATTGTTTATCAGAGATATTGGTGATGGAGGCTCTAAGAGTGATAAATTTGAAAGAGATATAAGGTTGCTTCTTGATGGCATTAAAGAAGAACCAAATAATGTTAGATATTATTTTTATCTAGCCAATAGTT